CTGCATAAGCGTTTGCTTACACTTCTCGAACACCTCTTCTCTGGTATCACCCCAAACAATCTGTGTAACATCGTCACCGTCCATGAAGCAGTAACGTATCTTACCGCAACGCTCTGGTATTGGTAAGCCAGTTTCTTGGTCAATCCACCACTCAATGAATTTCGCTACCCATGAATCTGGGTCAGGGTTACATGAGCCGACGATACGGTTTCGGATGCCATAAGCGTTACGACTACTCATGGTGAGCACCTTGAACTTCTTATATGACATCTGTGTTACCTCGTCAATGGCGATGTACGGGTACTGCTTACCTTGGTATCTGTCGTGGAAATCAGCATACTCCATATCGTGAAACGAGAATGTAAGCCAGCCTCCGTTATGGAAATTCCACGTCATATCGTTCTTGGCGCGGTTATATGTTCCGTATTCCTTGTAAATATCGTCTGATGTATCAACAATATCTGACAAGTCATCTAACTCCTTACGGAATATGATAGCCCTAAAGTGCGGGTTAGTTACATCGTATAGCGCGTTCATAAGAAGAACGTACGACTTGCCACCTCCACGGCCTCCACCTATTATAGATATATCGGCAAAGGAGCAAAGCATATCGGTTTGACCACCTTTCTGTGAGAAAAGTACGTTTTCGTTATGCACAATTTCCCACTCTTCTCGAATATCCTGTACTGCATCTTCATCAACAATATGCAGCCCTTGTGTCAACTCCGAAAGTTTCTGCACAAGGTATGGGATGCAGGTTTCATCAAGCTGCATCACGGGTTCGAGTGGTATGGTCTTATTTTGCGCCATTGCTATCCTGAAATCATTATATTTGGGGCAAAAATATAAAAAAACGGCATATTTTTTAATTTTTCGGTGAAAATTTAAGCCAAAAAGTTGCGTATATCCAAAAAATATCTATTTTTGGGGCGTGAAATATCAACAATAAGGGTATTGGACGTATTTTCACAGGGCAAAAAGATTGCCTTTTCAGGATAACATTTAATCACAAAATTATGAAAATCGAAAAAATCGTTTCTACCGTGCAAGAGAAACTCGGAAACACCGATTTTTCAGCACAGACTATTCAGAAGTATGTAGAACTTAACCCTGTTGTGGAGGGACAAGAGCCTGACGAGGCTTACTTCACCAGAGCAAAGGACTTCTTTGTTGGTATGCAGGGACAGTTTAATCACGACTTCTCAACCAAGTTCGCAGAAGCAAAGAAAAACTTGCTGTCTGCCGACACGTTCAAGAACTTGTCGGCAGAGCAGCTTGCCGAGGTTAAGAAGCTGATTGAGGGCGTTAAGCCTGTAGAAAAGCCGATTGACAGTCCAGAGGTTGCAGCTCTCAAAGAGCAGATTAAGCAGCTTACTGACCGCCTCGACAATGGCGATAAAGCCAAGCAGCAAGCCGAACTACTCCAGAAGGTGAGAACCGCCATGAAGGAGCAGAAAGCTAATGACGATTACGTTCTTGACAATACTCTCAAAGGTGTAGAACTTGATACTACTAAGAGTGTTGAGGACTTAACCAAAGAGTATCTGGCTAAGTATGATGCTGAATACACCAAGTGCCGAGGTGATGGTGTGCCTCCAAGACAGGCCGTGAGCCAGTCAGGTGAAGCTAAGACGGAGCTTGACAAACGTTTCGAGCGCAAGAAAGCCAAGGAGGGCTGGGGTAAGAAGTAGAGTACAGGCCGCGAGATAGAAATTCTATTGTTTCACATTTAAAGTCAAAAAAGATGAAGAATCAGATTTTTCAAACTGGTAACACTTTCGACACTCAGTCGTTCGGTGTTGGTCACGCTCGTAAGGTGTGGCGCAGAATCGAAGAGCAGCTTGCTGGCGGCTTTATGATTAAGAATATCTCTGACTTCGTATCTGCTGGCCTCGTGCGTTCTGGCATGGCTATCGTGAAAGACACGACTGCTGATGCTGACGAGAAAGACATCAAGGTGCTCACTTGGGCACAGTTGAAGGCAGGTATTGCTGGTTCGGGTATTGACTCTCTCGGTATCATCGGTTTCTTGCAGGAGGACGTACCTGTAGCAAGTGCAAGCACTATTGGCACTGCCAATGTGATTGTAAAGGGTGAGATTTACGGTTATATGCTTGGTGACACCCCAGAGGATGCGGACATCATCGCTGCTGCGGTTAAGGGCATGACCCAAAAGAACGGTCTTAACATTCGTGTTGTGGACTAATTGTTTAACGATTTAAAAAGGAACAAGAATATGAGAACTATTCCAGTAACCTTGCGCGATATGATGCAGCTTGGCCTTTATGGTGAGGACTGGCAGACTTTCGTTGACCACTACGAAGAGAAGTTTGATGCCATCACTATTGATGGTTTCGACTTCGACCCCATTAGCACAAGCTATACTTTTGCGCAGATGTTGTCTAAGGTTGGCGCAACCGTGCTGCCTACCTACGTTGACCCTGAGAGTGAGGGTTACGAAATGCCTCTCGGAGCTGTTGAGGGTGCTACTGGTAACATTCCTACCCAGAAGCTCTTCTACTCTGTAAACCGCGTTATCGTGCGTGAGCAGATGCAGCTCGTACAGCGTTTCGGTAAGGCTGCTATGGATGGCGAAATGGCCGACATCATGTTTGGCCTGTTGGACGAGGGTACTGACGGCCTGATTCAGGCTTTCTGGAACGCCCTGAACCACCAACGCCATCAGGTAGTTTCTAAGGGTGCTTTCACCATTGATGCTACTAACAACCCACGCGGTATCAAGGGCGTTACCATCGGTTTCAATATGCCCGCCGCTAACCGTGATGTTCTGACTGGCGAGAAGCAGTTCTGGACTGATGCAGAGCACACCGTTGAGGGTAAGGAGTCTGACCCAATCGACTACCTCCAGAAGCGAGTTAAGGCTATTCGCAGACAGTTGCACTACTCTGGCTCGTTGAAGATGGAGATTGCACAGGACACTTGGGACGATTTGCTGCTGCACAGCAAGGTTCGCAAACGTCTTGGTATCTACTTCTATCCCACTGTTACTGATAACCAGACCCGTCTTGATGCCATTCAGGACAAGGAAGATGGCTTCATGGAGGCCATTCGCAAGATTATCAAGGTGGACGAGATTGTACCACAGGAAACTTACGCATTTGTTTCTAAGAAGGGAGTCAACGCTGCTGGTGAGCCTGATTTGGTTGAAGAGCGCATTGACAACTTCGACCCCCAGAACATTGCCTTTATCCCCAAGGGCTTGCTGGGTAAGATTCAGGGCGTACAGCCTCTCTCTATGGGATATGACAACGACAAGGTGGCCTACTCAATGGGTAACCGCCTGTTGATTGAGCAAGAGGATATTCCTCGCACTCACAGCATCAACGTGAATGGTGAAATGTCGCAACTCTGCGTACCTAACGCCATCCGTCACATGTATATCTCTACTATTGCACCTCACGTAACACCAACTTCTTCAAGTTCAAGCTCTGAGGACACTCCTTCTTCAAGCTCTGAGGAAAGTTCATCAAGTGAGTAACCTCTAAAGAGTGATTCCGAATGGTAGAAATCAGAACGATAAGCGAGTACATCAAGGGCGTTTCTCAGTTAATCACTGAGGACGGCCTTGGGTACGTGCTTGCAAAGCGTGGATTGAAAGGTACGGAGTTGTTGCCTCAGTGCGGAAGTAAGGAGGGTGATAACGTACTAACACAACGCGATGTGGATTTAGCCGAGGGTACTGCTTACTACTGGTTGAGCAATCTGCCCGTTGGCGGTTCTACCGAAAAAGTGTCTGATGGTGGCTGGTCACACTCTGAGGGCGGCTGGACGGTATCAAAGGCAAACATTGAAGAGTGGTTGCGTAAATATCGTGGGCTGTTCGCTATGTGGGATGAACCATTTATCAAGAGTCGTATTAAGATTATGAACTTCTAAGCGATATGGGTAGGCTTGCTTTGGAATTTCAACGTTTCCCCCACCGTTGCATAATCTATACTATGCAAAACCCCACAGGGTTTGAGTCGGAGGAAGAGCTGAAAGCCTTAAAAAAAGTTATCTGGAAAGGTCGTTGCCGTAAAGAAAGCAATACGTCTATCCGCACTTTCAAAGGTACTGAGAATGTACTTAAAGGTGATTATCGCGTACAGCTTGGCGCATTGGTCGGTGGTAATCTTACTGGCGATGCCGATGCAGCTCCAGACGGACGTACAGGCGAAGAATGTGGCGCAATCGTGCCAAATGTTAAGTCTGGTATGTTTATCGACTTCTACGACAGAAACAATATCGCAGGTTTCGATACATCGTCTGAGGATAGTTCAAGTTCCGATGATAGTTCGAGTTCGGATGAAGAAGAATTGACTCCATCTTGTACGCTTAATCTTAACGACCCTTACGTTGGTAACTTAGGCACAACGCTTTATTGTGATGAATATAAAACTTAATTATGGCAAACAGATATAATAGAAAATCGGTGCTTTCAGAACTGAGGGCAATGGTGCTTACCAAGTGCAAGGAGGTTTATACAACCAACCGCGAAACGGTTAAGGCCACAACCGATAAGTTTGTCATTATTAAGCTACCGCAAGGAATTGACCCGTACGCTGATACGCATAATACTGCCTACGTCCAGTTTCAGCTTTTCGCAAAGGACGTTAGCAATGGCGTTGAGAGTGTGGATAGAATGGAAACGCTGATTGATGGTATATGTGAGCTATTCCCGTTTAACAACGGCCACATTAGCTGCAATGACACCCCGATTCAGTTACCATCGAAATCTGACGGTATGGGTTATCACTCTATTATTATGCAGTTTCAAATTGTGATTAAGTATAACGTTTAAATTTCATAGACTATGGCAATTAATGTTTCTACAAACAAGGAAGCCTTGCAGGTGATTTTCTCGAAGGTTCGCAGAGCCTATTATTTCCCTGATTACAAAAAGGCTTTTGGTGAGCAGACTGGCGGTATCGAGCTACCCGTTCTGAAAGACGGTGTTACCTTTAACACTGGTGACCCTGAGAAGAACGAGGTTAAACTGACTGACGATACCACTTGGCTGGGCAACGTTGCTCAGGGTGATAGCGATATTGCTTTGCAGGTATCATCTTGTGCAAAGACAACCAACGAGCTGTTCTTGCAGAAGAACGGTCAGCCCGTATCTGGCCAGTTCGGTGATAAGAACTATACCCTACAGGGCTTCTCTCTCGCTCCAAAGAAGGTTACTGGTGCACTGCTGCTGACCTCTCCTGACCTCGACACCATCGTTTATCTGCCTCACGTAGAAATGTACGCCTCGTTC